AATGATTCTTATCGTAAGGCTGTAACTACTGTTATCCTAGAAAACCAAGAAAAAGCACTTCGTGAGGACTCTGCGTTCTTATCAGAAGCTGCACCAACTAACGTAGCGGGCGGAGCTGTGAATTGGGATCCAATTCTTATCTCACTCGTAAGACGTTCAATGCCTAACCTAATCGCATACGATGTCGCTGGTGTTCAACCAATGACTGGCCCAACAGGGTTAATCTTCGCAATGCGTTCACGTTACTCAGCACAAAACGGAACTGAAACCTTCTACAACGAAGCAGATTCAGACTTCTCTGGTGCTGGTACACAAGCAGGTACTAACCCAGCGATTCTTAACGATTCGCCAGCTGGTACTTATACTGGTGGTACAGGAATGGCAACTGCCGATGCAGAAGCATTAGGTGATTCCGCTTCAAACTCTTTCGCAGAAATGGCGTTCTCAATTGAGAAACAGACTGTTACTGCAAAATCAAGAGCATTGAAAGCAGAATACACAATGGAATTGGCGCAAGACCTTAAAGCAATCCACGGTTTGGATGCTGAAACAGAACTTGCAAACATTCTTTCTGCTGAAATTCTTAACGAAATCAACCGTGAAATTATCAGAACAATCTATGTAACTGCTAAGCCAGGTGCTCAGACTGATACTGCTAATGCTGGTATTTTCGACATGGATGTTGACTCTAACGGACGTTGGAGTGTTGAGAAGTTTAAAGGACTTATGTTCCAACTAGAAAGAGATGCCAACGCAATTGCACAGCAAACTCGTAGAGGAAAAGGTAATATTATTATTTGTTCTTCTGATGTTGCTTCTGCACTTCAAATGGCTGGACAGTTGGATTATACTCCTGCTCTTAACAACAACTTGAATGTTGATGATGCTGGTAATACTTTTGCTGGTGTTCTTAACGGTAGATTCAAAGTGTACATTGACCCATACTCAGCTAACGCTGATGCAAAACAGTATTACACTGTTGGTTATAAAGGTTCTTCACCTTATGACTCAGGTCTTTTCTACTGCCCATACGTTCCTCTACAAATGGTTCGTGCGGTTGGTGAAAACACTTTCCAACCTAAAATCGGTTTCAAGACTCGTTACGGCTTGACTGCAAACCCATTTGCTGGTGGAACTACTGTTCGTGGTGGTGCTTTAACTGCAAACGACAACGTATATTACAGAAGAGTTCAAGTTACGAACATTATGTAATAATAAGAATTCGGTTAAACGAATCCAGAAAAGGGGGAACTTCGGTTCTCCCTTTTTTTTTGGTCGCTATAAATAGTAGTATGAAAAGGAAAAGACTATGGCACTAACAACTGCATTAGATAGACAACCAGATAACTTTGATTTAGCGAGAGCATCACAGTTTAAGTTCGACATTTTAAAAGTTCCAAATACGACATACTTCGCACAGGAGATAAATCTGCCTGGCATCGCATTCTCTGGGGATGCAATTATGAATAGTCGTTATAAGGCAATGCCATTCATGGGCGATACACTAGATTTTAGTCCATTAGAACTAACTTTCCTTGTACAAGAAAACTTAAAGAATTACAGAGAAATACATGATTGGATGACAGGAATTGGTTTTCCAGTTAGTCCAGAACAATTTGCGAAAGCAATTAAAGACACAGACACTAAAGAAATAGGCAACGCAGGCAAGGGTAATGTTACTAACCCTTCAGTTATGACAAGTGATGCGACCTTGACAATATTGACAAATAAGAACAATCCCAGTATACAAGTGAAGTTTAGGAATATATATCCTACTTCACTTTCTGGGCTTCAGTTTGATACAAAGGATACTGCGACTGAAGGATTAACTGCAAGTGTTACGTTTAATTACGACTTGTACGAATTAGCAGTATTATAAATAAGTAAGAGCAGATACGGTGAACTTTAACACCCAACCATGAGTCTCAGCAGTACAGAGAAAATTTAGAACAGAAAGTTCCAACCTATCTCTGCTCAACTTTATTATTAACAGGTGAATAATTATGACACTAGAAGAACTACAGCAACAAGCTGAAAAAGACTTGAAGATGGATGACTTAGAACTTGGAGAAGAATCTCTGAAGTCTGCATCTCTTCATCAAAAATACCTAACCATCTACAACAATTTTAGACAACTCGTTCTTATGAATGAAGGTGCATATCGTGTGCTGTATCGTAAGAAGTGGGAGTATTATGGTGGCAAATCAGACCCTATCGTATACAGGGATAATCCATTTGACCACAAAATACTTAAAGTTGACATTCCAATTTATTTGGAATCAGACGAAGAACTTATTAAAGCAAAACAAAAGGTAGAGTACTATAAAATGTGTACAGATTCCTGTGAAAGAATATTAAAACAAGTTCAATCTCGTGGATGGGATATCAAAAATGCAATCGAATGGCGTAAATTTGTAGACGGAACGATATAGTGACCCAAGTTACTAAGAAGGATGAGGTTTTCCTAAGAGTGGACACCGAGGCTTCAACCGCTCGTTCTCTATCAGAACATTTTACTTTTGAGGTGCCAGGCGCTAAGTTTATGCCTGCGTATCGTAATCGTATATGGGATGGAAAGATACGACTCTTTTCCCCAGCAAATGGTGAGCTCTACCTTGGACTACTTTCTTATCTTGAAAAGTGGTTAGAAGATTGGGATGAACCTTATGAAATTAGTGGAGAATTAAAAGATGAAAAACAAATTGACAGACCTATATTGGATGGATTTATTAAGGGACTTAATCTTAAATCTAGAGGTAAGACTATCGAACCTCGTGACTACCAAGTTAACGCCGTGGATTTCGCAATCAGAAAACATCGTTCTCTTTTGCTTAGTCCTACTGCTTCAGGCAAGTCATTAATAATTTACATTCTTGTAAGGTATTATGAAATACTTCTGCGAGAAAAATCAAATGATAAAATACTTATTCTTGTTCCAACAACATCTCTGGTTGAACAGATGTATTCCGATTTTATAGATTATGGATGGATAGAGTCATATCTTCAAAAGATTTACAGTGGACATGATAAGAACGTAAGTAAACGTGTTGTAATCTCTACATGGCAATCTATCTACAAATTTCCTAAAAGTTACTTTGAACAGTTTGGTTGTGTTATTGGTGATGAGGCGCATTTGTTTAAAGCAAAGTCTTTAACGAATGTACTTACAAAGTTGTACATGTGTAAATATAGGTTTGGACTCACAGGTACACTTGATGGTATGCAGACGCACAGGCTGGTGCTAGAAGGGTTGTTCGGGCCACTAAATAGAGTTGTATCTACTAAAGAACTAATCGACAAGAAAACATTAGCTGCATTCAGTATCAAAGCTTTGGTATTGAATTATTCAGAGGAAGAGTGTAAACTTGTCAAAGATATGAATTATCAAGATGAGATGGACTTTATTGTTACTCATCAAAAAAGGAATGAATTCATTAGGGATTTAACCTTAAACCTTCAAAGCAATACTCTTGTATTGTTTCAGTATGTGGAGAAACACGGAAGTGTACTCTACAGTATGATTAATGACGCCGCAAAAGATAGAAGAGTATTCTATGTTTATGGTGGAACAGACACCCAAACTCGTGAAGAAATCAGAGCAATTACCGAAAATGAAAAGAATGCTATCATTGTCGCATCCTATGGTACGTTTTCTACTGGCATTAACATTCGTAATCTTCACAATATCTTGTTCGCAAGTCCAAGTAAGTCCAGAGTTCGTGCCTTGCAATCGATTGGCCGTGGACTGCGTAGGAGTGAAAGTAAAGATACCGCTACCCTCTTCGATTTAGCAGACGACCTTTCTTACAAGTCAAAACGCAATTTTACGCTTAACCACTTTATGGAAAGAATAAATATATACAATGAAGAACAATTTGATTACACCATTAACAGGATAAAAATAAAATGACAGAATATAAAATTCTAAAATTACTAAGTGGTGAAGAAATCATTTGTGATGTTATATCCAAGGAACACCCNAGAACATTTGAAATTTCAACACCATTGAGAATTTCTGTTGTTCCAAAGGTTACGGAGTACGGTGTTGATGAAGCAATATCATTAGTTAGATGGATACACTTCTCTGAAGAAAATGTGTATAGTTTAGACAAAAGCAAGGTGATGGTTATCACACAAGCTTCCACTGGTTTATCTAAATTTTATGAGTATTGTGTTAAGAAGATTGCATACGAGGGTGATATACAAGAAAGAGAGCCCTCAAATAAAGAACTTCAAGGTATTGAGGAAGAAGAATGGGATGAAGAGTTTGGTGAAGTAATGACTAAGACATTACACTAGATCTATTAAACTTATTCATTCTCATAGTCTACATAGCTAATATACCAAGTTGTCAAGAGAAAAGCAAGAGATTTTTGAAATAAATTTAAATTAAATAAGCTATTGACTTATGTGTGTAAATCTGTATAATGGTTAATAGTTGCAAAAATAAATGCACACAATGTGGAGTTAAATAATTATGACTAAAAAGAAAACAGGTGCTCATTATGTTAATAATAAAGAGTTCCTTGCGGCGATGACAGAATGGAAAGAGCGATGCAAAGATGCTGAAGCACTAGGTGACCCACAACCACCAGTGACTAATTACATTGGGGAATGTTTCCTAAAGATTGCTAATCACCTATCTTATCGTCCAAATTTTATAAATTATACTTATAGAGATGAAATGATTTCTGATGGTATTGAGAACTGTTTACAATATTGCAGTAACTTTAATCCAGAAAAATCTAATAATCCTTTTGCCTACTTTACGCAGATTATCTATTATGCGTTTATTCGTAGGATTCAAAAAGAAAAGAAACAACAACATGTTAAACACAAGATAATTGAAAACATGAATGTTGACATTCTTATGGATGGGGACAATGAACAAGGTGTATTTGTGGAGTATCTTCAAAAGAACTTCCTTCCACCAGAAGCAGTTTACAAACCCAAGAAGAAAACGAAAAAAGAACCTAAAGGACTTGAAAAATTTTATGATGACCAAGGCGAAGAGATAATAGATGAAAATAGCGCTGATAACTGATACCCATTTCGGCGCCCGCAATGATAACCTAGCTTTCAATGAATACTTTTATGAGTTTTGGGAAAAGACATTTTTTCCATATATAAAAGAAAGAGGAATTGATACTGTTATTCATTTGGGTGATGTTATGGATAGACGAAAGTTTGTATCTTACAAGATAGCACAAGACTTTCGTAAAAGATTCATTCAGAAATTTGTAGATGAGGGTATTACCTTGCACATGCTTGTGGGTAATCACGATACATTTTACAAGAATACGAATGATGTCAACTCCCTTGCAGAACTTGTTGAGGGTAGATATCCAAAGATGTTTGTATATCCAGAAACTGCTACTGTCGAATTTGACGGTACTCCCATTTGTTTTATTCCTTGGATTTGTCCAGATAATTATGGACATACAATGGAACACATTAAAGGCACTAAAGCACAAGTTGCAATGGGACACTTGGAAATCAATGGGTTTGAAATGCACGCTGGACACTTTGCAGAAGGTGGTTATGATAAACAATTCCTAAACAAATTTGACACAGTATTCTCTGGACACTTTCACAAGAAGTCTGATGATGGCCAAGTATATTATCTTGGTAACACATATCAAATGACTTGGAGTGATGATGGTTGTCCTAAAGGATTTCATATATTCGACACCTCTACTAGAGAGTTGGAGCGTATTATTAATCCATACACTATATTTCAAAAAGTATATTATGATGAGACAACTACAGACTATTCACAATTTGATGTAAGTCAACTACAGGATAAGTTTGTAAAAATTATTGTGGTCAATAAGAAAGACTTTTATGCATTCGATAGGTTTATTGACAAAGTACTTGGAGAATCTGGCGCCCATGAGGTAAAGATTGTAGAGGACTTTAGTGAATTAGATGCTGGTAATGTAGATGATACTATTATAGAAAATGCAGAAGATACCATGACGTTGTTAGAGCGTTACATTGCCGAGTTGGATGTAACACTAGATAAGGGTAGACTAACAAACATGATGAAATCTTTATATCTTGAGGCGAGTGATTTAGAACTGTGATTATATTTAAAAAAGTACGTTGGAAGAATTTTCTTTCGACAGGAAATCAATTTACTGAAATTCAGTTGGATAGAAGTCCAACTACATTGATTATTGGAGAGAATGGTGCTGGTAAAAGTACTGTTCTTGATGCTCTTTGTTTCGGATTGTTTAATAAACCATTCCGTAATATTTCAAAGAAGCAACTAGTAAACTCTGTCAATAACGGCAGTTCTGTTGTTGAGGTTGAATTTAGTATTGGCACTAAAGATGTTAAGGTGGTTCGTGGAATTAAACCTAACGCATTTGAGGTATACGTTAATGGTAACATGATTAATCAAGATGCGAATGCTCGAGATTATCAAAAACACTTAGAACAACAAATCATGGGACTTAACTATCGTTCTTTTACACAAGTTGTTATTCTAGGTTCTTCTACCTTTGTACCATTTATGCAGTTACCCACTAAAGCAAGGCGTGAGGTTGTCGAGGATATCCTAGATATTAAGATATTTTCTTTAATGAACTTCTTGTTGAAAAATAAAACAAAAGAGTTAAATGATGAAACTCGTGATGTGCAGTACAACTTTGACTTGACTAAAGAGAAGATTACTTTACAAGAAAAATTCATCAAAGAAGTAGTCAATAACAAATCAGAAATTATTGCCGAGAACCAACAAAAGGTTTCTGATAATCAATTTACTATTAACTCAAGAAAAGAAGATATAGTTGGTTTACAGGTTGAGAAAGATAAACTTTCATATGATGCAGAAGAACAAGCAAGATTAGAACAGAAGCTTAATAAACTATCCAAAACAGAAGCAGCACTTCAGAACAGGAAAGATAATCATGACCGTCAAATACAATTCTTCAAGGACAACGATGAATGCCCGACTTGCGAGCAATCGATTACGGATGCAACAAAGCAGACGCAGATTGAATCTAGAGGCACAAAAGTCGGAGAAATTACAGAAGGAATCCGACAACTGGAGAACTTGGAAAATGCCGAAAAGTCCAAACTAGATGTTATAATAACAAACCTAGAGACTATTCGTAAACATGATGTAGAGATTGCAAAGATTCGTGCTAGTATTGGTGAGATGGAAAAATTCAATGAGAAGTTGAAGAAAGACATTATAACCTATGAGAGTGGACAGATTTCAGATGAGGATAAAGATAAACTATCTCAACTTAAAGCAAAACTACAACTAATAGAAGAACAGAAATCTAAACTAACAGAGGACAAGTTCTATGTTGATGTCGCTCGCAATCTATTACAGGATAGTGGTATCAAGACAAAGATTATCAAACAATATTTACCAGTGATGAACAAGTTGGTAAATACCTACCTATCATCTATGGACTTCTTTGTTAACTTTAATATAGATGAAAATTTCAATGAGACAATCAAGTCACGCTTTCGTGATGAATTCTCATATGCATCATTCTCTGAAGGCGAGAAGATGCGAATCGACTTGGCGTTACTCTTCACATGGAGAGCGATTGCAAAGATGAAGAACTCGACTAATACCAATCTATTAATCCTTGATGAAATATTTGATTCATCTTTGGATGGAACTGGTACAGACGATTTCCTCAAAATATTGAATACATTCCACGACCAGAATGTGTTTGTCATATCTCATAAACAAGACATGCTATTTGATAAGTTCAGAAGTATTGTCAAGTTTGAGAAAGTTAAAAACTTCAGTAGAATATCAAAGGATTAATTATGAAACAAAGCGAAAGATTTTATCAGTTGTTGGAAGAAATGAAAGCAACACACGATGCAAAACGACATGACTATGCAAGTACAGAAGATGTGTTTGCAAACTTTAGACACTGTGAGATTGCTGGTATTCCAGCATGGAAGGGTGTTTGTGTTCGTATCAGTGATAAGTTCAGTCGTATCATGGGATTTGCTAAAAAGGG